CCGTACCGGATCCTGTAAACCATCCTTCGCACTATGCTGACAACTGCTCCCTTGAGTGTGCCGAGGTCATGCTGATCACGTTCGGCATAGATGGCGTGAATTACTTCTATCTCGGCAACGCGTTCAAATACATGTGGCGGTACAAGCACAAGAACGGCGTTGAGGACCTGAAGAAAGCACAGTGGTATCTGGACCATATCAAAGCAGAATATCTGCAGGTCGGAGTAGACGAGCAGTATGAACACATGAAAGACCTTCTTGCTGAACTGAAGAAAAAAGAGGGCATTGAATGACGGAGGTGAGCCATGTATCAGTCACTTGAGCACAGGGACAGAATCGCCCGGAAAAGTCATACGTGCGACTGGTGTGGGAATGCCATCAAAAAAGGTGAAGAGTATCATTGGGAGAAGTTCATTTATGACGGTGACTTCTATGAGTGGCGATCACATCTATCATGCAGCCGCATCGTATCCGAGATATGGGATTATGTTGAACCGGACGAAGGGATGGGCAGTGATGAATTTACGGACGCCTGTGGCGATATCTGCAAGGAGTTCATCTGCCCGGACTGCCCGAACTGGAACAAGGATGATAAGGACTGCAAAAAAGACATATCGTATTGCATCGACAGGATGGATGAGTTCTTCCGGACTCACGAATTGTATGCTGAGCGGGAAGGATGCTGGAAGATTTGGCGCTGCAGGGAAAAGCAGGCAGAAAGGAGAAACGCAGAAAATGAGTGACGGAATACAGCTGGTCATTCGGGAAGGCGGAGTTGCTGAGATCTACGACGACACATACGACATTACGATCCACTGTACCAGTGCAGATGAACAGCGGGAGATTCTCAGGAAGATGAATGAAGCGTTCAATCCGGAGAAAAAAACAATTTCGCAGGATCACGAAAACGAACTGCTCGGGAAAATCAAGGTCGGGGCTTTTTACCGGCACTTCAAAGGTGGCCTGTATCTGGTGACAGGATTCGCGAGACACACGGAGTCCATGAAAATGCTGGTCATCTATGTGGATGTTAAGAACAACGGGAAGATATTGGCGAGACCAATCGAGATGTTCTGCGAGATGGTCGACGGTGTCCCGAGGTTTACGGAGGTTGATAATGGAAGAATGGACCTGTGACGGATGCAAGTATAAGTGTGTGCCGATCCACGCAAATCCGTGCTGTAATTGCGTAGACGGTAGTAAGTACGAGCCGGAAGAAAGCGAGGATGAGTAATGAAATACCGCACAGCTGATGGAGTCGAATTCCATGTACTCCCACATAATGCGCGGTGTCAGTACGTAAGGACACATCCGGACAACTTAGACAGTTGCCCGATATGCAACTTTGATGATGACGGCGACATCTGCGTTCCGGAATTATGCGACTACTACGATGAGGTCAATCCAAGAGAGGTGGAATGAATGATCAAAGAATTGAAACCCTGCCCGAAATGCAGATCTGATAACGGCCAGGCTGTCGGAAGGGTAAGGCTTGGGAACCGCTTTGTGAGCGCCTGCGACTATTTTGTCAGATGCGACGATTGCGGATTCATGGTCCGTGGGTACATCACAGAGGGAGCGGCAATTGCTGCATGGAACGAGCTGGAGAGGGAGAAGGATGAAAGCTAAGAAGAAAAAGTCCCCTGCCGGCAATACAGCTGAATCGTACGACATCCCGGAATATGTGATCAGGGAGATCGATATCGAATACAAAAAGGCTCAGAAACAGCCCTGGGTCAATAAGCCACTCGCATATGCCTTGTATCAGGTCTGGAAGGCACATGACAGAACGGAGGTGAGTAGAAATGGATACTATTGAAGAACCGATGGACAGCTTTCAGTCACGGCTCAGAACTGCGATGCAGATGAGGAACATGAGCGTGGGCACGTTGTCCCAAAAGTCGGGGATATCACAAAACACCATCTATATTTACCTGAATCCGGAAAAGTATCATCGGGAATCGTGCCCGGGTTCAAACAATCTCGAAGCCATGGCCGAAGCGCTTGACGTCTCTATGGACTGGCTATGGGGCAGGCCGGTGGCGCTGATGAGCTGGATCCCCACCAGTGAGAGATTGCCGGAGAAGGACGGTTAGTATCTTGTATCGGTCAGGTGGTATCGTGAGGACGATATTGACATCGATGTGTATGATTACGATGCACGATGCAAAGAATGGAATGACGGAGAATCATGCGGACAGCGAGTAATCGCATGGATGCCACTTCCCGTAGTATATAAACCAAACAAAAAATAAAGGAGAACAAAATTATGAGTAAAACAATGAGAACTGTATTTATCGTTATGGCAATTATCCTTATCGGCCTGGCGTATGCACAGAACACGGAAGCCGCCGAGAAATATCCATACACCAAAATCACCGGCACGGACGGTCACTTCGTAAACGAGAAACTGGGAATTTCATGCGTCCTGCTTGAGTGCGACCATTTCCCCGGTCTTTACTGGACGAGACGTTCCTCAGACGGGTGGTTGACCTTGCAGAAATTAGCAAAAGACCCAGTAGCCGCAGGTCAGGTCTTCGTGTTCGAGCGTGACGTGCAAATCAAGAATCCTTCCGCTACGTACTCAACACAGTGGGAGCGCGACAAGTGGCATATGGTGAGGTGTCTGCAAGACGATTATACGTATCTCACAATAGGACAGGACGGATTTTACTTCAGACAGCTCGAGTGGACGGACGCGAGCTCCGGTTATCAGAACCCGAGTACACAGCTTTGGAGAGTAAGACTTGTCAAAGATGCGGGAGCATATCAGGTCATCAGGCTTTCCAGCATGAGCAAGGTCGGAGCCGCCGCCGCAGGCTGGGGCGAGGCCCGTCCGAGGGATTATCCGTGGTGAGGTGGAACATGACAGCACTGATCGTATTACTTCCGATCGGCATCGTCTTCGGATTGATCGCAAAAGCAACGAAGCATATCCCGAAACGATACATCGACATAATGGTCATGCTTCAGGACAGGCATACAAGCCGAGTCGTCGACCAGATCGTCAGAGACCAGGTCGAGGCGGCAGATGCATTTCACGAGGGACTAATTCAAGGTATGGAGGATGTAAATGAAAAATATAGAGGCGGCAAAGATCATTGAAGGCATCGAAGAGGTGCATGGAACGCTGCCTGAGGATGGGCTTCTGGTAGAGGAAGCCCTCCGCATGGCGGTAGAAGCGTTGCGCAAGAGTGACGGGATCGAGAGACCGAAGTCTAAGCCTGATATAGACATCACTGATGCTGTATCCGGAGACAACCTCAAAGACATTGTGGGAGCCTTGAAAGAATTGCTCATCCAATGTCTCAAGACAGAAAGAAACGTGGCTGAGGTCGAGTGGAAGTACGATAACGGTATGGCAGTCACGGCAAAGGTTTCTTTCGAAATTAAGATGAGGGGCAGGCGAGATGAATAAGATAGACGAGTTTTACAAGTCACTTCCGGATGGAAGATGCCGCCGATGCGATTTTGCAAGATGCATTACAGCTAATGGTCACTTTAAGTTCCTCGGCTGCACCCATCCACCGTATAAGGGCAAGTTTGTAGCGGAAATCAAGGATTGTCCGAAAGATGCAGAGAGAGGACGGTGAGAACCATGCCGATTGAACCCTTGCTCTGGATGTTTATAGGTGTAAGTATTTTTGCACTCGGATTACTTGTCGGATATGGCATGTGTGAGGATAAGCAGAATCGCAGAAAGGACGGTGAACAGAATGGCGGAGATTAAACTTAAAACCTGTCCATTCTGTGGCGGCGAGGCAAAAGTGTTCAAACACAAAAAGGCTATGGCGTCATTTGGAACATTGTTCTCGTACGAGGTTGAGTGCGCATACTGTTTCTGCAGGACGGGGAGGTATCCGTCAGAAGAAAAAGCGGTAAATGCGTGGAATCGCAGAGAGGACGGTGAGAAGCATGAAAGTTAACCTTAAACCCTGCCCGTTCTGCGGGGGACAGCCGGAAATTGTAACACCGGAAGAAACAGATGGTCAGTATTGGTTCATAGCGTGTACGAATGATAATTGTTGGGGTATTGCAGGAACGGAATTGTGCGACACGGAAACCGAAGCGATAGACAAATGGAATCACAGAGAGAATGGTGAAAATAATGAAGATAATGATTGAAGCAATCGAAGCATGGAATAGAAGGGACGGTGAACGGAATGCTGACGATTGAGGAAGCCATCAAACACGCAGAGGAAGTGGCAAGCGAGCAGGAGCGTCTTATGGGTCGATACGATGCCGCAAGCGGGTACGCCAGAAGCAGAAACGAATCTATCCGCACCGAACCTGCAAAGGAATGCAAGAAATGCGCAGAGGAACACCTTCAGCTTTCCGCATGGCTCAGAGAATTGCAGGAGCGCAGAAAAGCACCGGAGATTATTTTCTGCCATGAATGCAAGCACTGGAAAGATAGTGACGGAGTTTACAGACGTGGCATTAGTGCAGAAAGTAAGTGTCCTGTAAATTCACGGCAAGTTTACGAAGGCACATTCTTTTGCGGAATGGCGGAAAGGAGAACCGATGAAAACAATAACTTATACGTATGATGAGGAGCATCCTACTAACAGAGATTATCTGGTAGCGGTTCTCGCAGATGCAATAGATGATGGTGGGACTTCTTATGAATCGGTGGCTGAGTACAACATTAACTGCCCCTATTTTGGCTATAGCAATTGCCTGAACGAACATGAGGGTAATGAATACGACACCAAGGAGTATAAAGAAGGGTGTATCAGATGCAAATTAGCGTGGCTCGACAGAGAGTATGACACTTATCCTTCGGATGATGGTGTCTGGGAAAGGAGAACTGAATGAGTGCATCGTTTCGATACGTACACCATAACAAATGTGCTGGCGGATATGCCATTGATGAAGTTGATCACAATACGTATTGCTGGGGTCGTGCCGATCCCTACTACGAAGATCTTGTGTTTGTGCCTGAGTGCAAAAAGTGTCCGAGATTAATTTACAACAATGAGGACAAGATAGATGAATACATAAAACAGGCAGAAAGGAGAACCGATGATTAAGCAAGGTGTTGACAATTACGGTGCTGAGTACAAGCGAACGTCACACGATTTTTCATTTAAGTTCCTGACGCAAGACAACTGCGTTTGCAATATCTGCCACGGCACAGGTGCTAAATGGGGATTTCGATATGTGACGAGGAATTATCAGAGTGCCAGAACAAAAAAGATTTGCAAGACACTACAGGCTCATGAGCACAGCTTTTGGATATGCCCTGAGTGCTTACAAAATCTTACTGAGCTGACCGGCGTGCAAGTAAGGGCACCGGAAAGGAGATCTGAATGAGATGCAGTAAGTGCCCCATGTATCACTATTGGAACAATGAGAGCGACAAAGGCGAGGCGTGCGCAATATTTGGTGATGGATGGGATAGTCCCTTCCAGTATGAGGACAAAGAGGGAACAACAGTAGGATGCTATCTCGACAAGCACTATATTGATAAGGCGGATGCGGAGCGAGACGAATATTACGCATCAATGGCACAGCATTTTATTGACAATGACCTTTTTTACTGAATTTAAAAGGAGAACCGAATGAGCAAGAATTACGATGATACAGAAAACTACTGCAAGGATTGCGATAGAAGCATTTACGGAAAATATCCGTCATGCGACATCAATATTGAGAACAATGGCAAGTACACAAAGCCGGGAACGCCGTGCTATTGCAAATGTCGTGAGGGAGTAGGAATGGTCGAAAAATATCCGTGGGAGAAAGGAGAACCGATGGAGAAAAGCAGAGCGATTGAATTGTTAAAACTGGCGGTACCGATCAAGGCTCTTACCCAGCAGGAGTATGCCGATTTTGTCGAGGCAGTAAACATGGGGATGGATGCGCTCGAACAGCCTACTTCTCTCGATACGATCGACAGGAAGGCGGCGCTCGATGCACTCCGCAGATGTCAGACATATCTTTATGACGCAAGAGACACAGAGCTAAAGATTGAGTTAAGCAGTGCGGAGGCGGCTATCAACAATCTGCCGACCATTCAGCCCGTTGCGACCGACACAAATGTCGGGAACAATTCGGAAATTCCAAACAGTTCAGACGCCATCAGCAGACAGTGGCTTTTGGATTGTATCAATGATGGATGGATTAAATTTGACACCGATAAGGATGCAAACAGATTTATTCATCTTGTACGTGATATTGCACCGACCATTCAGCCTGAACCGCAGTGGATTCCGTGTGAAGAGAGATTGCCAGAGAAAACACCTTTATGGGAAACGGTTGGTTATCTTGCTACCGTAACATGCGATTCTTGGGAGGAGCCGAGAACCATGTATGTTAAATGGGAAACCACAACTGTAAGAGGTAAAGAAGTATCGAGGTGGACGTTTGACAATAGGTTATTCCCGTCAGAATGGCGTGTGGTCGCATGGATGCCGATGCCTGAGGCATACAAGGAAGGAGGCGAAAAGATATGAAAATCATTCAGCTGGCGCACAGAACGGTAGACGAACTTCTGGAAGAGATCTTCGCAATTACCAGCAAGAAGAAGATAGATACCAACGATAAAATTGTTCTCTATGCTCTGGCATGTGCGATGAAGAACCGGTATGAGAATGACGTTCCGAAATGGATACCGGTGAGCGAGAAGCTCCCCGAGCTCGACGAGGACGGTTACAGCAAGAAGGTGCTCGTTTGCTTCGACCTGTGCACGGTCAGCGAGATCATGGAGTACCGGGTGACGGACGGTGTCGGCAAGTGGTTTATCAGGGATTCCGAGGACTGTCCTGAAGACATCGGTCTACACGTCACAGCGTGGATGCCGCTCCCAGAAAGATACGTAATGCCAGCCGATGCGGACACCGCGCAGGGCGGTCTCGATAGCGCAACATAAAGCATAAAATGCATAAAGGAGGAAAAGAATATGACATTTGAACTTATCGAGAATTACAGGGAAATCTTGAAACCGGCCATAAGCAGTTTGCTCGGAAGAACGAACTATGAGGGCAAGGGACAGCTGGATCAGGAAGAGTTCGAGAAGGATTTCGACGAGCTCCTCAATCTGGCGCTTGCCGGGCTTGCTGCATGCCAGGAATCCGGGAAGAACTGGAAATACGTCGAGAAGGACGGGAACCCTGCGGAAGCAGGCATGTACTGGGTAACGCTC